GTGCTGTTTTCATGGTTTTGTGTGAGGGCGGGTTTTGTCCCCTCTACCCGAAGCGGCCACCAGCTGTCCGCGTTATTTTTTAGTGCTGGCCTTTTTTCGCTCTCCTTGGGCTCGTCGCTGCTCCCTGGAAGGAGCAGAGCGAGCCCGAGATTGAGGCTTAGAGCAAGCCTTGGAGCTTGACGGCACCGTATTCGGTGTCGGCAACGCCAGTGACGCAGACTCCGACGAGCGTTGCCTGAGTTACAGGCGCGGCTGCGTCTTCGACTGCACCAGCGACTCCGTTCGAGGTGACTACGCCCACGCCGACGGCGTTTGCACCGTCTGCGAGAACGCTAGCCACGCCGCCAACCTGCAACCAGCCGAATTCGCCTGCGGCGATCGGGTGGATTGCGACGCCAGTAGGTGCTGACGAGAAGGTCGTCGGAGCGACGATCACGGCGCTGTACAGGTTACGAACCGCGTCGAGACGCGAGGTCGTAGTGAGAGCAACCGCGACGGAATCGAACGTGTTGAAGGTCGGGGCAGCTGCGGTGTACGCAGTGTGGCCCTTAACCTTGTACACGCGTCCGACGCCTGGAGTGACCGTGACGAGAATAAACCCTTCGGCGTATTCGTTCGCAGTCACCGTCACCGTGGTCGACGCAGCGATCGACAGATCGCCGGCCGATGCGGCAACAGCCGTGAGGTTTTGAAGCCCCGTATCCTCGGCCGAGGATTGCTGGAGTTTACCAGCGACCAGTGCGGTGCTACCCGCCTTGCAGTAGCGGAACGCGCGACCATCGTTTGCGAAGACTGTGTCTCCGAGGTTGTGGTACTTGTCCGCGCTCGAGCTGTGCAGGGTCTGGGATGCTACCTGGACTGGACCTGTGAGTACTGTGGACATGGTTTTTTATGGTTGATTAGTTAACTCGACTTGGTTAACTCGACTAAGAACTGACTGCTTTCACGACGACGAAGTTGATCACTATCGCGCCCGTCTCGGCTGTACCCGCCGCAACGTTTCCGTTGTGGACACGGATGGTGAACGATCCAGACGCAACGCCTGCCACATCGACCAAGGTTCCACCTCCGTTTGAGCCTGAACGCTGCGAGAGAACCACCACATCGCCGATTTCTACCAAGCTGTTCGTTACAACGAAGTCAGCTGTGCCCTCGGCTGCGAGGGAGGCGCTGTTTGTGGTGATAGCCCCTGACAGAGCGTTGATAGTCACTCCTGTCGTTCGGTTCGTCTGTTGGGTGACTGTTGAGCCACCAACATACTGGCCTACTTTGGCACCCTGCATTACTGCTGGGTCGTAATTTCTGGTTTCTATGGCCATGGTGGTGTTTGGGTTAATTTTTTAATTAACACCGACAACACCAGCATTCGACTAAATGCCAGTGATGCCAGTGAGCTTGCCGTGCCGCTTCGGGTTGGTCGTGATGAACTGTCCACCGAAGTAGATGTGTCCGACGACTGAAGCGGAGTTTGCTGGGATGACCCAGTCAGACCAGCTGAATCCGAGACCAAGCGGGGCTTCGTAATCGTTGCCCTCGATTTGGCTCTTGTAACTGATCGGCTTTGCGTTGAAGTATGGCAACGCATACCAGTCAACGAAGTTTTCGTTGAGCGCGATGAGCGCACCCGAGGTGCATTTCTCATCCTGCACTACGGGCTTCGCATTGTATTCCAATGCAGTGAAGCCAGTGCCGCCGACAAGGCCTTTCATCCGTGAGGCCTCTTTCATGATGCGCTCTTGCGGGCGCAGAAGTTGGCCGTAAAGGTTGAAGACTGTCTCGGTGGTGTAGAACGCAGTCGGCTTTTGAGAACCGCTGGTTACTGCCGACCAGAGAGTGTCGACTTTTGCAAGCGTCAGCGTGCCTGACGATGCGGTTACTGTCGATGCGAGCGTTGTATAGGTTGAACGGGAGAGACCGCCGATGTTGGCGACGGATGTGCCGTCGTCGACAAGGGCTGCGAGACCCAATGGGTCCTTGGAGCTGTTGCCAGTTCCGTCCGCATAGAAGATCGTACCGAGATCGTCGGCCATGTCTTCCGTGTCGGATTGAATCGTCAATTTCATGAGATCGAGAACTTTGTCCTCGGTATCAGCCACTGACAATTCGTCACCAGGAAGAGCGACCGTGATCTGGTAGAAGCTCGGGGTGAATTCGAGGTTCACGCGGTTGTCTGTTGCGGAAACCGAGAACGTGTCGAAGCCCCTGAACGACGTACCAGTGGTGTTCTTCTGGTATTTGATAGGAGCTCGGAGAGTCCTACCACTCCACTTCTTGCCTGCGCGAACTACGCGCTGGAACAAGACGTTGGAGTTGAGGATCGTGTCGACCGTGTAGGGCAGGTATTTGGTCTGCACTGTGGTCTGAATCCTCTGTCCGTAGAGTTCTGCCATGGTAGTAAGTGGTTAATTTTATTAATCGACTATTGATGCGCTTACCAAGGACGATTTGCGGGATTCTGAAAGTCCTTGGAGGTAACGAATGCGGCAGGTTTCGACTCGCCGCCGCGATCCGTCGTGGTTGCGCCTGCTAGATCTTTGCGTTCTTGGTTGCCAGTGCCTTTGGACATGCCGTTTTGCAGGAATCTCCATGCGGCTCGGTAATTCCAGCGACCCTGTGAGTCAACGAGATCGAAATCGAGCGCGGTTTTGAGGAGTTTGTTGCGGTCGATCTTAAGCCCTTGCGGATTGAGCGTTTTGTCGCTCTCGATCGCCGTAACTTCACTGTTGAAGAATGCGGTTGCATCGTCAACGGCTTTCTGTTCCGCGGAGCTCTTGGATTCAATTTCCTTGAGCGTCTCGGAACGCGCTTCCTCTTTTGCTTTCGAGATCAGGCCTTGATTCCATTCCTGGAACTGTTGCCATTGTGCCTCGTCGCCCCCGAACCAAGCAGGGACTTCTGTTGGGGCGCCCTTTCCTTTCATTGCCCCCGCGATTTCATCGCGTATCTTTGCAATCTCCTCGGCGTGTCGCTTCTCCTGATCGTTGAAGCGGGTCTTCCAGTCAGTTTCGCGTTCAACCCACCGAGGGTGGTTGAACAATCTTTCATCCACACCGTCATTTTTTTGTCCGTCGTCTTTTTTATCCTGGGTCGACGCTCCAGTCTGGTCGGCGTTGGCGTTTTCGGTCGACGAATCCGTGGAGGTTCCCTCCTTGTTCTCAGCTGGAAAAGCTGGTTGCCCTTCCGCTTTGAACTCCGTCGTTGTGTTATCTGTCATGGTATTTTTTGGTTAAGTTATTTGACTCCGTGGCTCATTGTTTTCGATCGCGAGCAACGAGACGATCGTTTAAGCATTACGGGAATCGTTGCGGGATTTTTCGTTTTCAATGTGCGGCATAGCTCTTTTTTTCTTTCGCACGTGCTCGGGGAGAGTCGCCGCGCTTTTGGTCTTACTTTCGAATTCTCTTGCGATTTCGGGATGATGCACCCACATATACCCGCGCTGTGCTTTACTGACAAATGGCATACTTTTTATTTTACCACTTCTTGAAATGGCATGGTATTTAGGGCCCTGATAGGGCGCCTGCATTAGCGGGCACTGCGGAGAGGATCGACCTTTGGCCTCCCTGTTTTGCATTCGCTTTGATTTCCTCTTTTTTGAGGTCATTCTGCTGCTCCTCTCGTTTCATTGTAACCTCTCGGTTCTCGTTTTTCATCTTCACTTCTTCGGCCTGTGCGGCTGCTTGTGCTGCCATCATCAGTGCTTCCTGTATCAGCGGATTGTCTTTGTAGAGGAGATGCGGAGCGTTTACCTCGAGCCATACGTTCGCGGCCAGTTCTTCGGGGTTCGGGTATTCGAGGCGCTTATAGAGGTCGAGGTTTGAAATGCGGTTCATTTTTGCAAGCTCAAGAGCCTGATTGGCGATTGACGTGCTGTCTTTCGGTAGAAGCGAGCCCTCTTTGACGCTCACGACGATTTTCGGTGGCTTCGCGCCTGGCACGAATTGGAAGCCAGTGTCGTAAACGTAGAGCAGTTGTACGAACCAGTTGTATATATCGTCAGCGTGCTGTTCTAGAAATTCTGTCACACCACCACCGATGCGATCGGAGTCAAGAGACCGACTTACGATCTTGCCGCGCACTGTGTCCTCAGATTCGAGACCAGCGGTTGAGGTTCCACGCACACCGAAAATGTCGCGCAGGCGATTTCGGGTATCGGCCAGTTGGGCAAAGATGTCTGGCGGAAGCGCAGGCGCTGGGTAACGATCGATGGCTTCGCGCGGAATGCCGTCAGGGATCGCTACTGCGCCGCCTTTACGGAGGGTTTTGACGACATTCTTTGCCTGCGGTTGCGTGAGGCCAGCTTTGGCGAGAGAGACGACGATGCCAGAGTTCATATCGTCGGCATTGTTGTCGATCTGCGCGTTGCGCTTGTTGATGCGGTCCTGGTTGGAAAGATTCTGTTGAATGAGCGATGTGTTGTCCATCGGCCGATCGCCGAGGTTGAAGACGGAGAGGAACACGTATGGCATTTGCGGACTGAGGAAGTGGTTGATGCCTTGTATCGTGGTTTCGGTTGCGGCGGCGTTGCCGTAGTCGTCCACCTGCACGCCCTCGGATGCAAGATCGGTCGGCGCGGGCGTTTCGGTTTTGTCGTAGTTCCAATGCGGGTTTTTCTTTTTGAGTAAAATTGTTTTTTCGAGTTTCCAGCAAAAGTATTGCGGTGTCCACCATTCGATGAATTGAATTTTAGTGTCCATTTTGTCACCGACTTTCTCGGTGATGAGTTTGCGGGCCTCGGTCGCTTCTTTGTTTTCGGGGTTGTCCTCGATGAGTTTGAGGATTTTTGACGCGCTCATCTTGCGGTACTCGCCTACGCGATCTCCAGTGTAGCCGTCTTCGTCGATTGTTGCCTCGGGGTCGAGTATCACGCGATGCGGGCGAATAATGCGAGCGATCGGGATGTCCTTGTCGAGGTCCCAGCCGAATTTGGCGACGCCGAGATGGAAGATCGCCCAGTGGCGTGCGCCTTTCTTGAGTTTGAGTCGCAGTTTGTTTTTATCGGCGAGGTCGGCGAGGCGGTTCTTCACTTTGAGAACGTATTTTTGGTGTTCGGGTTTTTCGTTTCCGTTTTCGTCTTTCTCGGACGCATCAAGAGTCACCAGAGGTTCTGGGTTGCGTCGCGTTGCTTGCGGCAGGTAAGTTTCAAGTGACTCGAAGATAAGGTTATCGCTCTCGGCGCGTTCGCTTTCGATTTTTTCGCCAGCGCCTTGTTTGCCGAGCCAGTATTTTTCGTTCTCGTCGATTTGTTTCTGCCACTCCTGTTTCTTGGGCGAGTTATTCCAATCCGATTCCCACTGATCGGTGAGCTTCACGATATCCTCGTTTGACATTTCGAGCGTGAGCTCGGATGTTTTCGATGACACGACACCCTCAGTTTTTTCCTCTGTGCCATCCCGTTTGGCCTTATTCACATCAGAGGAGAGCGATGCGTATCCTTTTATGTCGAGGTCTGTTGTCATGGTTTGTTTGTGTGATTTTTATGCAAAAATAGGCTGCGCGATCGCAATCAGATCGGGCAGCCACTTGTGGATTCCTATGAAAATTGTCGGTCGCGCTTTTCCGACTTTTTTATTGTACCACATCCACAATATGTCAACATGTGGATAACCCGTGGTTTACCAGCTGGGAAGAAGAGCCGCCATGTGCTTGGGTGCAGTGATGGCGGCAAGGGGGTTTGTGAGGATCACGATTGGACCCTCGGCGGGATGGGCTGGTTGGATTGTAGCATAGGGTACCTACTGTGGAGTCGGTGGGAGTCGAACTCACGTACCCTTGTGACGCGACGCTAGACCGCGCCTGCGACGACTTCATCGGCTTTCTTCGTCGGATTTGTCAGGCTCATTGCTAGCGCCGACCTCTGCGAGGTCCCCGCTATCAACAGCGACCTGCACATGCTCGGGGAGATCACCTTCGAATTCGAAGACATGACCCTCGTCGTAGTGCGAGCCGTTGAGCTCGATCCCACCCTCTTTCGATACCTTGAATTGGGATTTGATCATGGATTTTTTGGTTAATGATTTTCGTTGGTGACGAGTCGACCGCTCGCTTGATTTCATTTTACCAATCAATTTTTTCTTCTTCAAGGCGGTCAAGTGCCGCTTCGGATTCCTCGTCCAACTTCGGCTTCGCGATTTTCGGCTCGTTGACGAGTTTGCCGCCTTTGATTTCAAGGTCTTCCTGCTGTTTTTGGGAGCCGAACATTTTCAGTGGGTCGAAGTTGACCGTCTTTTGGGGTGAGATCACATAGCTGTTCGGGCGTGTTTCTTCGCGTTGGGCAGGTATCAAGGCGCCCATGCCACCGAAGCGTCGCATGCCGACGCGCCAGAATACCGTTGCCATGGCGCGATGGTCGCGGCCGCTGCGGACCCACTTGTAGCCCTTGGTTTCGTTCGTGTCGGGGTCAAGCACCTTGATTTTGGCGATGTTATTCCAGTCGAGCCAGTATTCAAACCAGTCCTCTTCGGTCCCGTGGACGGGAATGCGCTTGTTGCGAAACTCGTCGATGACAAACTGTATCATGCGGTTGCGATCAACGAGCGCGGTACCTTGCTCGTCGCCCTTGCCCCATTTCACGAGCTCCTTGCCTTTACGATCGCCCGTTAGAGCGCAGAGGAACACTCGGCCTGGGTATTTTTCGTAGAACTTTCGACTGCCAATGAGGTCGCCGCCTTGGTCGATGAACGCCATCGCTTTCGGCCACCTATCCATGAGACGCTCAAGCTCGACGTAGTCGCTGGTGTCGCCGTGAAAAAATATGCCTTTGGAATTGCCAATGACGTAATCGAGTCGAAGCCCCGTATCGATACCGATCACGACGCGCTCATCTTCGGTCGGCGCGTATGGCGTGCCAGTGAGGTTTTGGAAGAATGCGTCGCGGAGCAGTTTTGCGGTTGCGTCAGCGTATGGCAGACCGAGGATTTTGGTGTAGAAGAACTCGGCCGTCGTGTCTTTGTTTTTGAATTTGTCGATGATGTCGCCAGCGCTCACCCATGGGCAGATGAGAAGCGGTACCCAGTAGCCCGATCGCTGTTTTTCGGGATTCTTTGCGATCCAATGGCCGTCGGCTCGGGTATAGTCGTCGATTTCGCCTCTGCATTTCTTACAAACGTAAATGCGCTTTTCGATGTCGACGGACATTTTACGGGGATTCTCGGTATCCCAATTCATGAACTGCTCGAGGCCGCAGTGAGGGCAGGTGATGAACCAGTGCTTTTGGTCGGATTCAAGCCAATCCGCATGCACTCCTGTTTCGGGCAGTGACGGGTGGGAGAACGTGTGGATTTGCTTGAATTTCGAGTGCTGGAGGCGGGCCTGATAGTCGGCCACGACGTCGAGCTTGGAGCTGTCTTTTTCGTCGTGAACGAGGCGATCACCCGTGACCATAATGGCGGCTTTCTTCGTCCATGTGCCTCGGAAGTAAATCATTGAGCCGCCGACGGCTTTCTGCTCGATCGAATCCTTGTCGGCCACATCTTTGAGCATCTCAGGATTGTTGGCGATGATGCGGTTCACCTTGCCGCCGACGAAGACACGGACGTCTTGGTCGGTTGGCAGCGTGTAGATGATGTCCATTTTGTACCGCTTGGCATCGCGGTGGTTTTTGAGGATTTGGCAGGTAGACATGCCGACCTGCGCGGCTTTCATCACTACCAGTTCTTGGCTGTTGTCGTCGTAGATATCAATCAGGAACGGGTGCGTAGCGATGAACTCGAAGGGATCGCCTTTTTCGTTACGAAGCGTCATCGCCCAAAGGTGGGCGAAGTCAGAGCTAATGAATTCCGTTATTGGGCTGGGGGTTTCCATACGCCTTTTTGACCTCGCCTTGCTCCTTGAAAATCACAACTCGACCGTCAGCATAGACGAGGCGGATTTGTCCGCAGTAGAGGCATACGATGGTTGCTGGTTTGAGCTCGCCGACGGCGAGTTCGGTGACGTGAAATTCGTGGTCGCAATATCTAGGTGCCATAGTAATATTTTTTATTATTTGACATCACTTCGAGTTTTAATCGCTCGCATCGCGGCATCTGTTCCGATGACGTTGCCGTAAATCGGGCCTGCGAGGATTCGCGCGATGTCGAAGAGTATTTTGTGACGTCGGTTACGGTCTTTGACTGTTCGGCATATGAACGCGAACTGGCGAGCGTAGGCCTCGGTTTCCTGCTCGATGCGGAAATATTGGTCTTGCAAGTAGCGGTCCCACCATGCGTCAGGGTCGGCGCCCTGTTGCTTTTCGTGCGTTTCTTCGTGGTGTAGGAGGTGGTCAGGGATGTCTTGGCCGCTCGGGTTGTAGAGGGTGTCGCCATAGGTGTAGACCGTCGTTGGTGTCGGGATCATACCCATTGCGAGAATGGATTCGAGAATTGGCGGGTTGTCGTGGACGATTTTCATGATACGTGTTGGATGCAATACAGCTTCGAGAAGCCCGCATCGCGGCATTCTCGCCATTGTGCGGTTACCCACCATATCGTGGAAACAATCACGAGGATAGCGAGAATGATGTAACCAAGTGTTATTGGGTCAATAGTTTTTTTCATGGAAGGAGGAGGATCGCCAGCGCGAGCAAGTACCACGGCGATATCGTGGCGCTCAGGTAGAGGGCGAGGATGATCACGACGATGTTGCGGAGCTCTTTCATGTCTTTTTGGGCTGTTTTTGGTAATGCTCTTTCCTGATTTTGCGCTCGACTTCTTCGACCTCCTTGCGTTGCTTTTCAAGCACGGAAGTCAGGCGCGGATCGAGTGTTATTTGGGCAGTGGTGTCGATTTGACCGCTGTGCTGGTGTTTTATCGTTTCGGCGTATTCGTTCGGTTTGCTGCGCTCCATGAACCACTTGGATATGCCGAGGTCGCCGCGTTCGACAGCGCCGATCAGGTTTTGGCGGGCGCGGAGGATCGGACGCTCTCGCATGAGGGCGATTTTGTCGCGGAACTTTGGGTGTTTATCCATATAGCGGTAGTAGGAATCTTCCGATATTTCCGCGTAATAGCAGGCCTCTTTGACTGTCGAGGCGATGGCTGCGGATTGCTCGAGTTTCGCAAGCACCTCTCGTGTATCCTTGCCGTTGAACCATGGCCTGCCCCCTTTGTTTTTTGAGTTTTTGTTGCTCATGCAAGTACAAATGATAGGCTATTATATCATGTTTTTTAATGCTAGCGCTTGCCATCCAGTTTTCCACAACCTCGGCAGGTAATCCGTGAAAAGGTACCTACTCATGCCGCAATTGACAGCATTCCCCATCGCGAAATAACGGGCCGAGTCTGACACTCCCTCCGTCCACCCATC